CATAAAAAATCTTAAATTAGCGTAAAATTACATATCATGGCACTTAAAGTAATGAAAAAAATAGTTACAGATGTAGATGGTGATGAAGAAGAAAATAAAGATTATATTACAAAAGAAGGATCTAAATTTTCAATGGTATCAAAAGTAAAAAGACCAGAAGGTACTCGTTATTATAAGAGCTCTAGCCCTGATTTATCAACACTTGAAAAAATAAAAATGTTCAAGCTTAGGTCTAATCCAGCCGATTCTGTTGCATCAAGCTCTCTTTCTCAAGTAGAATTAGAAAAATTAAATAAAAAATAGTTACTGGTTTAGGACTCGAACCTAAAATGGAAGAACCAAAAACTTCAGTGTTACCTATTACACCAACCAGCAATCAATATTAAAACTCTTTAATATCTTCATGACCTCCAGGTAATTGAGAAGGATGTAATATTTCTCTTCCCGCATCTGTTAAAGGTCTTGCAAATATTCTTAATTTTTTACCCGTATTTGGGCATACAAATGTAACACCTGCATCTTGATATGCTTTAATAATTAACTCAATTGCGCCATGTTCATCTGGACTTGCGCCAATTACGTGGATGTCATCATAATCAAATTGCATACAGAAATCACATCCATCTGTGTATGCTTGTTTGTCTTCAGGAATGTTTGCTTTTTTCTTTGCCATAGTTTTTAATTTTATAGTGGACCCGAGGGGAGTCGAACCCCTGTCTTTATAAGAAACAATAATACCAACGTTTCACATGTTTAGATCTGTTTCCTGATCAGTAAAGGGGCCGTAGGTTAATACGGTATAAACCACCACTTAGTTTTGACATAACTAAGAAAACAATTTATTCACTTCTTTTTAAAGTCCCATGAGTGATACGGGATGTGACTAAGCAGCGTATGCGTACTCGTCAGCACCAATGAAAGACATCACGTCATCAAAGGTCATGGTAGATAATTCTACGTTTATTTTTTTGCAAGTATTTAAGGACATTCATGCTTTGTCCACATGTGATATTACCTTTACATTATAAATCAAATCCAAAACGAGCCCTATTTATTTTTAATATACCAGAATATAAATGTAATTAGTATTATTGGCAAAAATGCAATTACAATAAATGGTAAAATTATAATGTAAGTTAATGCAAAAATACTATTTATCAATCTTCTCATACATCTTTTATATCATTTATATCTAATATTTTTACGGTTTCACCAGATATATAAGCTTCCAATACATCTTCAATAATTTCTCTTTGATTAGGTGTTAATAATGCTACTTTTTCCATAATAGCTGGAACTGCAAATACATCACTTTTTATTTCGTTTTTTATACCAATTCTAACATCTTCTGTAAGAAACGGATTAGTTATAATATCGCCAAATATCCATTCAATTTTATCTGAATATTTTTTAAACATTCTTGATCCTTGAGAATTAGGATATTGTCTGCAAAAATCTTCAAATTGTTCTTGAGCCATTTTTAAATTTTGAATAGCATTTATGATGTTTGCACCATTGTTAACTTCAGGATTCATTTAATTCCATTTTTTTTATTGTTTTAAAAATTTGATAAGCCACTTGTGGAACTATTGCATTTCCTGCTGCTTTTGTTGATTCTTGTCTCCATTTTGAAAAGGTAATAGAGTCCAATTCGGTGGAAATCCCATCACTTCCAAGACAAATTGGGGGTTGAGATGGGAACGAGTCCCAAAAATTTCGTTCATTTGACTGCCTAAATCGTCGCCCTTCCAATTCTCTGTTTTCCAATGTATATTCTTGTCGCTGGCGGTCGGGTTTTTCAGCATGAGATTTGCCATTACTCTCCCCAAATTTAGGCTGTGAGAATCTTTCTTGTTTTTTGTTAATCTTCTCCCATTCTCGTTCATTTCGCATTGACTCGTTGGTTCTTGTGTTGTTGGAGTTGGTAATAATCCCATTATCTGTGTCGCTAAATTCGGCATTGTTGTCCCATTCGGATATTTTTTCATTCTTTCCTTGAATTTGTCCAAATCTTGAACTTGTTCCCTTGTCGTTGGCGTAAGCAATAAACCAGATTCTATCCCTTCTATGCGGGGCATTGACACTTGCAGCAGGAATAATAAACGGTTGTACTTCATAACCTTGCCCTTCCAAGTCAGCACACACCTCGTTGAAAACCAATCCCCCTCCCCAACTAACAAGTCCACGAACGTTTTCCCCAATAATCCATTTGGGTTGTATTTCTTTAATAACTCTAAGCATCTCAGGAAAGAGATGTCTTTCATCGGCTTTCCCCTTTCGCTTCCCTGCTGTTGAATATGGTTGACATGGGAATCCTCCTGTAAGGATGTCAATGTTTCCTCTGTGAATAGTGAAGTCTGTTTTAGTAATGTCATTATAACTTATTGAATTTGGGAAATGATGTTTTAAAACTTTTTGTCCAAATGGATTCCATTCACAATGAAATATATTTTCCCATCCCATCCATTCTGCTGCCAAATCAAATCCACCAATCCCACTGAATAAACTTCCATGTGTCATTATTTATTAAAGTTTAAATGTGTTTCTTCTAATTCTCTCAAATATTCTCTTGCCTTTTCTACTTTTTGTTGAATGCGTAAAATATCATCTTCATTTCTTCCAACATTAAACATTAATACTCTTTCATCAATAGCAATATCATCAAAAGACATGTTAAATTCAATCTTCATTGCCTCTTTTATATATTCTGGATTTTCTTCTGTTGCTACATCCATCTTTTTAAGTAAATAATACTTTTCTTGTTCTATAATACTTGATGGTGTATTAACTAAACAATAAGCAATAACAGCATTTTTTGTATTTGTAAGCCACATATATGACTGCATTTGCCAATAATATAAACTATCTAACTTATCTGGTATGTTGCCAATAAATGTCCAAAGATCATAACTAGATTTAATATCTATTATTCTATTATTATCAATAATATCTGGGAATCCGGTTATATAATCATTGGTAAATCTCTGGTCATTTTTACTAAATGGCATTTTTAAATATATAGAAAGTAAATCAATAGAATCTTGTTCTACTTCTATACCTTTCTTCATTTGCTTGGTCTGTATGTCTTTTTTACGGCCATATTTTTCTGCTATGTAAATGTCTAACAAATGTTTTTGAGCTGTTTTTGATAATAAACCAGCTTCTTTATCAGCTTTTGATTGTGGCTCAGTCATTAAATATCCAACAGAACTAGATCTAATTAATGTTTCACTAAAATTCATCATAAAGATTTAAATTTATTATTATAAAGTTCTAGCAATTCTGGGTTGCTTTTACTCATTAATTCCCAAGCCTTTAATTCATTTCTTGTTTTACAAGAATTAATAAAATCTTTTGTTTTTTCAACTAAAGTCTTTTTAGATTGAGTAGGAATTACTTCTTCAGAAATTTGTTCATCATAAAAATAACCTAGGTCTTTTAATCTAGCTACATTTTGTTTGTGATATTCTTCAACTAAATCTCTTGCAACATCAAGAGCTTTGGTAGCAGATTCTCCTTGATTTAAGGCAAATTCAACACCAATTTTTTCAGATGAATAATTACCTAAATTAAAAGTTCTAGTGTAGTTAATGGTTTGGATGTGCATATGGTTTTGGTTTATTTAATTCTTGATACAGTGGTAACACCGTCAACATATTTAATTTTAAACAACTTGTCTTTATGTTTTTCTTTCTTTTTTAAATTTGAAACCATTACCATTATTGATGTATATGGATTTTCAAAACTTAAATGTTCTCCTAGTGTTAATTCACCTACTTTACTTGAAACCGAATCTGGGCTAATATTTCTTGCCATATTATATATTTTTTGTAAAATTAATTTAATTAATTTAATTAAAAAAATAAATTTAATTAAATTTTGTATATTTGTATTGCATACGCAATAAAGTGTTAAAAAAGGTTTACCGCCCTTCGTTTCTACGAGGGGCTTTTGTATTAAAAACCCCCGCATAAAAATGCAGGGGATCATTTACTATAAAAGAACCATCAACCTATTTTGCAAATTTCTTTTTTACTAAATTAAGTTTAGCTCTATATTCTAAAACCAAAGCCTTAAGTTCTTCTCTTGTTGGCCTTACTGGTTGTCTAGCTGTTTCTTTTAGATATTCAACCAAGGCGTTATTTTCTGCATTTAATTTATATTCAAACTCTTCAATATTACCTGTTTTAAAATAATTACATTCCATACATTGTGGTCTGCAATTTGATTCCATCCATCTTGTTCCTAGATTAGACCTCCCCATAAAGTGACCACATTGTATTTCTGCAATTGTATGCTTATTACCGCAAGTATAACATTCAACAATGCCATTTTTATCTGCATGTTTATTTCTTATATATTGGCTAAATACATGGTCTAAATCTTGTACTAAGTTATTAAAACTTTCTGAATCATCCTCAAATTCATCCATACGTTTTTGAGTAGAAGCAACTGTAGCACATTGTTTACACATCTTTTTAGAAAACCAATAATCTATATTACCACAATTTATACAACGTTTTTTCTTTGTTATTATTGTTGAATTTCTCATATTTAAAATGCTATTATTGTTCCTTCTTTTTTTCTTTTTCTATAATATTTACTAGCAATAGCTGTACATGTTTTACATTGATAATATCTATCATAAAAAGAACCATAATCTTTTGCAAAATCATTAAGTGGTTTTTGTTCCTTGCAAGTTGAGCATTTCTTTGTTATCATTATTTCCTGTTTCATTTAATTTATGTAATTTATTGTTGATGAATTTATATTTACCTATGTATTTACTTTCTTTTGTTACTTCTATTACCATATCTAATCTCTTAGCCATATCATATATTAACTCTCTATTCTCCATTATAATTGGCTTTTAATTATTCTATTAATTAATTCTTTTACTAACTCCCAAATTAATATTGTTATTATTATATTCATAGGTTATTTGTTTAATCTAAAAATATTTTTAATGTTCTACCTCCATCCTGAAATGATAATTCAACTGAATTAAAATCACCCAATTCTTTGTATAGTGTTAATAATCTACCAATAGGTTTATCATTTTTAGCGTGGTTTATTACCTCTACTCTTGTTATTGGTGTTGGTACTGGTTGCTCTTCCATGTTGTCTTTGTTCATAGGTTATTTGTTTTGGTTATAGGTTTGGTTGTAGTATTCTTCTGCATTAGTAAACTTACCACTTAAATTTCTTTCGTTTTCATCACCTACTCCATTTTCATAAGCATCTATTATCTGCTCTTTTTCTTTTTCAAGGTATTTATTAAATCCTTTGTCAAAGATTTCATTAGCCATATAAGGATAATTAGATTTTAATTCATCAAACCATTCTTGCATTGCTGTTTTCATAGTAATAATTTTAACAAAGATAATTAATTTAATTAAATAGCAAAATATATTTTTAAAAAATAAATTTTGTAATTTGAAATATTACTATTTACTTTGTGTTTCAATCAAATTATTTTATGGAAAATACAAATGTAAAGGATGAGATTCTATTATATCTTGAGTCCGAAGAAAGGCCATTGGCTTGGCTTGCAAGAAAAACAGAAATACCTTATGCTACTCTTTATTCAATATTTATACAAAGAGTTATGACACTTTCTGATTCTAATTTAATTAAAATAAATAGAGCATTAAACACTGATTTTATTAACGACTAATTATAAAAAAATGGCTAAAAGATTCACTGATACGGAAAAGTGGAAGAAGGCGTTTATAAAAAAGCTTTCCCCTGAGCTTAAACTGCTATGGTTTTATATTCTAGATGATTGCGATATTTCAGGTTTATGGCAGGTTGATATTGAGGTAGCTAGTATTAGAATTGGCATACCTATTGATATAAACAAAGCAATTAATGAGTTTGAAGAAAACATAATTATTATTGATAATGGGGAAAAATGGTTTATCCCATCATTTCTTGAATTTCAATATGGTAGTCATCTATCAAAGACAAACAATGTTTTTAGAAGCATAGAAAAGATTTTAAATAAATATGATTTATATCAATATTTAAACATTGAGATAACCGAGTCTGGGACTACTATAAGTTCTTATAGAAACAGAATATCACAATTAGTTAGAGATAAGGTATATCTACAAGATGAGTTTACATGTCAGTATTGTAGCCAGCAAAAAACTAAAAATGAATTAGTAGTTGATCATTTTATTCCTTTAAAAAAAGGGGGTGATAATTCTGATGAAAATTTGATTTGTGCATGTACAAGATGTAATGGATATAAATCTGACATTTTACCAGATATTTTTATAGAAAAAGATTTTGATTTTTTAAAACCTACAGATAAGATATTATCATTAATAGCTGCTTATAAAACCTTAAAAGCCCCTTTTAAGAATTATAAAGGGGCTAAAGATATAGATAAAGATATAGATAAAGTTAAGGTTAAGGATATGGTTAAAGGGGCGGAAATTAAATTTTTATGGGCAGGTAATGAAATTGTTGAGATATGGGATGAATGGAAAGAATATAAATTTCAGCATTTTAAGTTTAAATACAAAACAATTCAAAGTGAGCAAGCTGCTTTTGATAGTTTAGTTGAATTATCTGAGAAAAATTTTGAAATTGCAAAGGAAATTGTAAAACAATCTATGGCAAACGGGTGGAAAGGGTTCTTTTTGCTCAAAAATAGCCAAAATAAGACACTTTCTCGTCAAAGTAATGATAATCCTTACCAACAACAATTAGAGGCCGCTAGAAAGGCTTATAAACCAATTTCTGAATAATGATAACAATTTTTAAAAACATTTTTAGCAAGGAGCCCCATTTTATAACCGTAGAAAAGGCTCTTGAAAGGATTAAATTAGGTGCTAGTAAGCAGTTAGTAATGGATATTAGATTGGCTTTAGACAAAGAAAAGGCCAATAAATTGAAATTAAACCTGCCATCAATATGCTTCAGTGGTAAATTTGGTGTAGATAGAAAGGATGAGCAGCTTATAAAGCATAGTGGTTTTATAGTGCTTGATTTTGATGATATTTCTGATTTAAGAGATAAACAAACTGAAATAATTTCACATAAATTCATTTATTCTTGCTGGGTAAGTCCTTCTGGGAATGGTTTAAAAGCATTGGTTAAAATAGCTGATGGTAAAAAACATAGAGAACATTTCCAATCTCTTCAAGATGTATTTCCAGAAATTGATAAAAGTGGTATTAACGTAAGTCGTGTTTGTTATGAGAGCTTTGATCCAGATATTTACATAAATGAAAATGCTGAAGTATTTACAAAAGCTAAAAAAGTAGAAAAAGTAGTAGTATCTGAAAACGAAAATTTAGATGATTCTGAAAACTTTCGTAGGATTTTAAAGTGGTTAACCAATAAAAATGATGCATTTGTAACTGGTGAAAGAAATACGTACATTTTTAAGCTTGCTTCCGCATGTTGTAGATTTGGAATTGGGGAAGAATCAGCATTGGGTTTAATATCTACCGAATATACAGTTAGTAATGATTTCACAATGTCTGAAATGAGGAGTGCTGTAAAAAGTGGTTATAGGGCCAATAAAAACAATTTTGGTACTGCATCTATTCAAAAAGAAAAACTTGTAAGTAAAACTACTAATTACGAAATTGATGTTAAAAAAGAATTTACTGAAGAAGTTGGAGAAAGTTATAGAGTTGAAGATGTAGTTTATGGAATTGATGTAAAAGATAGAGCATTATATATCAATCAGAATGGATTTGATAAAGTTCTTGGAATTGGAATTCCACAAATAGATTATCTTTTTAAACCAAAAAGAGGAGAAATAACATTACTTACTGGTATAGGAAACTATGGTAAAACGGCTTGGCAAAAGGCTCAATTACTTATGAGAATGGTAATGTTTGGAGAGAAGGTTGCAACATTTTCACCAGAGGATGTGCCAGCTGAAGAATATTTTCATGATTATGTTGAAATGCTTTTGGGATGTGAGTGTACGCCATATAATCCCAATAGACCATCTAATGAGGTTTATGAAGCTGCTTATGATTTTGTTTCTAAACATATTTTTTATATTAGTGCAGAAATGTTATCACCAACGCCACAGTATATTAAAGAAAAATTCTTAGAGTTAATTGTTCAAGAAAAAGTTGACTATTGTTGTATAGATCCTTTTAACCAAATGACTAATGATTACAAGGGTTATGGAGGTAGAACTGATAAATATCTTGAAACACTTTTAGCTGACTTCTCAAGATTTGCAAGAAAAAATGATGTTTATTTTTGGATTATTGCCCATCCAAAATTAATGGAAAGAGATAGATCTGGGAATTATAAGTGTCCTGATGTATTTGATGTTAATGATGGTGCAATGTGGTCAAATAAAATGGATAACATTCTAGTATATCATAGGCCATTTGCTCAAACCGATCCAAATAATCCTTTAGCAGAATTTCATTCTAAGAAAATTAAAAAGAAAAGCGTTGGTAGAAAAGGTTTTATGATGCTTGATTATGTTTGGGAAAGAAGAAGGTTTTTTATTGAAGGAAGAGATATTTTACAAGAGATGTTAAATAATAAAAAAATGGATTTTTGGAAAAGAAAAGAAGCTAGTCAATCTTGGCTTCCTTACAAAGATGAAAACGGAGAAGAAGTAATATTTTAATAATTAAAAACAAACAAAATGATCAGACTCAGCACAATCGGAAGATTGGGACAAGATGCAGTAGTAAACACAGTGAACGGTAAGACAGTGATTAATTTTTCAATGGCTTACAGCGAAAAGTTTAAAAACCAACAAGGTGATGATGTAGATAAAACTACATGGATATCTTGTGCTTACTGGACAGACAAATTAAATGTAGCAAATTATCTTAAAAAAGGTACTTTGATTTATATGGAAGGCAAGCCAGAAGCAAAAACTTATCTTAATGATAAAACAAAAGAAACAGTAGCTCAATTACATTCAAGAGTTACAAGTATTCAATTATTATCTAGTAAACAAGAAGAAAATAATTTCTAATGTATATTCACGAATTAACAAATTTTATTGACGTAGAAACTCCTTTAGGTTATGGAAAAGCAATTGCCTGGATTGATTACGGAAGCCAAACCAACACTGTTTGGAAAGTCATATTATACGACAGTGGCATGGTGCGGAACTTTTACGATGACGACATTCTTGTTTACCCCAATAAAATGGACGGTGGACAATTAGATTTAGATTATTTTAAAAATAAAAAATAATGCTATGCAAAAAGAGTTACAATTTGATGGAGCTGATTATGTAAAAGAAAGAGATTATAAAAGGTTAGCTAATAATCATTTTAAATTAAAAGAATTAATGAAAGATGAAGTATATAGAACCCTTGGTGAAATTTCTGATGTAATTAATGTTCCAGAAGCATCTGTGTCGGCAGCTTTAAGAGATTTTAGAAAAGAAAAGTTTGGAAGAAACACTCTTAATAAAAGATATGAAGGAAATGGCTTATATTCGTACCAATTAATCTTAAATAAAGAATAACATG